GGTGTACTCATTTTATTTGATTAAGCGATGCTAAATAGTTTTCAATATCAAGAGCTAGGGCATTTTGTAACTGCTCAGGAAGCTGCTTATCCATTAAATTAAAAGGGTTGGTAATGAAGTGCGTTTGGTTAATGCCTTTTCTCTTTATGCTTCTTGCAATGACATAGGCCAAGCTTTCGTAGCTCTTAGAAGTAATCTTTCCCTTTTTAAACTGCCCCTTGTCGCGTAGCCTAATTCGCTTGGTACGCATCCATTGAAAGATACTATACTGCATTTCCGTGCCTACCCCTTCGCTCTTAAAAGAATAGGGGCTATCCTTAGGGGTTGTGTGTCGCGTTCCGCTTACACCCTTGTCTACAAACTTGCCGTAGAAGTCCATTAGAATCTCTACCGTCATCTCCTTGCTTGACCCTTGAACTTCACTAGCCCTAAGGCTATTGCGTAGGTTTCCTGAGGCATCAATTCGCTTGCGCTTCATTTTGCCGTCATTTTGCTGGATAGTCTGCGTAGCCCCTAAGTTTAGTTTTGCTTGTCGCACA